TCTTTTCCGAGGACGAAAGCCGCGCTTCCGGTCACTGTCCAGGTGGCCGATTTCGGTCTTTGGTTTGCATATTCGAGAGGTTAACATTAATTAGTACAAGTCTATTAAAAATGGCGATTAGAAATTCTAACCGCCATTTATTTTACGCTTTTACAATCGCAGCGTCAAATCCTGCTGCTTTCAATTTTTCCTGCAAGGAAATAGCATTTGCTTTGTTGCGATACGCTCCGACCTGTACACGATAAATAGAATCTTTATCACCTACGCTTGTCTCTGATCCAGAAGTTGCAGCATCGTCATCAGATGTGTTATTGGATGGTTCAATGTACTGCTGTCCTGTAATTCCGTAAACAATCGCACTTGCCATGCTCTTATAATCATACAATGCTACATCGTCCTTATCATCCACAAAGCAACATTCAATCAGCATTGCCGGTGCTTTTGTTTTCCGGAGCACATACAGTTTCTTATTCGTTTTTACACCACGATTTTTAAATCCAAGCTTTGCAATCTCCATAGCTACGCTCTGCGCATAGTTTTTTGATTTGCTGTTATCGCTGTAAATATAAACCTCTGTTCCGGTTGTCTTTTCGTTTCCGTTCATATCTTTAGCACCTGCATTAAAGTGGATAGATACATCAAGATCAGCCGCATGAGCATTGCATTTTCCTACGATGTTACAAAGCACATTGTTTGCGCTTGTGCCATTTTCAACCGTACAGTCATACACGGTGTGACCAAGGCTTTTAAGCTGTCTGATAACCTCATTCTTTACATTTCTTGCTTCTGTTGATTCCTGGATGATTCCGATAGCTCCACATGCTACTTTTCCGTCCGGGTTGTGTCCTGCATGTACGTTAATAACCATTCTTTTATTTCTCCTTCTTTTCAATATACTGTTTGAACATCTGATGCAGTCCTGTGCTTGCCAGACCGCTAAATAAGCCACTTAATAAGATGGATGCTGTGATTGTCCATCCGTTGATCCAAATGGCTAAAAGCACACCTAATACCGCACAAATGGTAGGGATGTATTTATTATCCACATCCTTAATCCATTTTTTCACGACATAGCCTATACAAAGGCAAATGCCTACGATCACAGGCACCATAAATTCTGTTAAAAATCCTAAATCTGTCATGTTTAAATCCTCTCTTTCTGCTTCAGATGAAGCTCTTCAATTTCATTTTTCATCTTTGTGACCATTCCATTTCCGCCCAACGCATGATAGGCATCGTACATTTCCATAAAATTCTGATAGGCATAGGATGGAATTTCTTTGAGAGCCATGTATTTATTATGGTACTCAATCAGTTGTACTCGAAGCAAAAGCATCGTTCCTCTACTATTCGCATCTCTGTCTGACTTCTGGTTTTTCAAAAGCCACACTATGTATCCCATTAATGCTGTCAGAACGATAGGCAAAGCAATCGTGTACGTTTCTTTTAACATCTCCATTGGATTATCTTCCTTTCTTTTGTATAATTCAATTATAATATTTCAGAATAATTTTTTGTTCCATTTTACTTCGCATAACCAGAGTTTATGAGGTCATATTATATTTTTATAACCAAAAATCTTAGCGTTTAAAGTACTACCTTTTTTAAACGATACTCGTTTATCAGATAATATTTTTATTGCATTATCTTTAACATTAATAATCGATTCTGGGAAATCTAGTAAATATTTATGAGGGATGATTGTAAAATCATACACGTTGTAGCCTGTATATGAGCATATAATTATATACTCATAATTGCTCAGTTTATCGGTTAAGGTAGTATCTGTTGTTGACGCAGATAAATCCTTTAACTGGATTAAATCATTATTCATTAAACTCTGGTTTATCTCATTAAACTCCGACTCAATTCTATCTTCCAGATCATTCATGTTTGCAGCATTAAAAGCATCACCCTCCTGCGAGATTGTGCCCTCATCCCTTGCAACTGTCACAAGATTTGTGCTGCCATCTTCATTCGTAAGCAGTCGGCGGTTGATGTACTCTGCAATTCTGTTTTTCCATGTTTTCTTTACAAATGCCATAATATGTCCTCTCTTCCTATAATAATAGTCCGGTATCATCTCCGGCATATATCTCTGATCCACAGTAATAATTGAAGTTGTTAAGTAAAATGCCATACACATCATCCAATATTTTTTCAATATCATTTATCTTTTGGTATGTATTAACTGGCATACTCGGTGTCTGCGGCGTGTCTCCATGAATCATGTACGCATTTCTGATAACCTCTGTGTTATTTATGACTGATATTAAAAATGTCTCATTTGGATGTTCTGGAACGTCTGCAACCGTAAGATTAAGTTCCAGAACATCTGATAATAACTTTGTGTTATTCTGGATTCTCTGCATATCTGATCGATTCAGTGCGCCTTTCATCCCGGCAAGCCATTCTGTTTTTTCGTCTACATTGAAATTATCCCATCCTTTCTGCAACAACTTCAATATGCGATCCACATCACTCTGTGACCGGTCCGTTACCGGCTGCATCCATATCAGCATAAGCAACCACCTCACTTTTCAGACGTTCGTTTTCTGCTTTCAGTGCTTCATTTTCCTCTGTAAGCTTCATATTCTCTTTTCTAAGTTCCTCGTAATAAGGATTGATTGGATTATAATTCATCAGATCAGTACATCTCCTCCCATATATAATTCAGTTCCTGCAAACACATCCTCGGTAACGACAATTGAGTATCCTCTGCACGTTGCCGTTGCGATAAATCCACCTGTCAAATCAAGAGTCTGGCTCTCAATCAATGTTGTCGATGTCTTACCACCGATGGAATTTATATTCGCCCAATTTCCTACCTGCTCTAAGTCAACCAGGTACTTCATTCCCACCTTTTTTCTTAAGGCATGATAACCCAAAAGATAATCGGCGATATCGGGTAATATATCAGCATTATAAATGGTACATCCACTGTACTTCTTTATATTTTCTGTCTCACCGGATTCGATTTTATCTACACGTTTCTCATAAGAAAAAGTCGTGTTTGCATATTTAATACCTGTAATATGGCACTGTCCGGCAGCCGGCATATTAATGATGAGATAATTTGTTTTTACTTCTTTCAGCGTGCCGGCACTTGCCGTGATGGACGATGAAAGATATGGACTTGAGAATGTGATCTTGGTATCTCCGGCCGGCAATGTTTTCTTATAAATGTCTGAGTTTTTTTCTTCCAATGCATAGTTTTTCATCTCAATATTCACACCAGAGATATATTTTTCAAGAGATACTTTCGTATTTCCATTAAATTTACGATCCGTACCGACAGTGGATTTCACATATCTGTCTGGCTTATAAACCTTGATGGTATCGCTCCGGCTGTCATCCGCAACCGCACCACACGCAAAGCATACCTGTTGCAATGCCTTACGGCACGTCTGAATGGCTAAATAGCCACTTAAAAGTATGTTGCCGACTTCTTCATCAATCGTATATTTTTTAATACCGGCAGTGGCAAATATCGCAATCAGTATCACTTCTGCGCGGACATTGTTATATATCTGTCCTTCATAAAATGTATACTTATCTAATAAACCAACTTCATCAACCAGCTTAAATTTTGCAATATTCTTTGAAAAAGAAAAGTCGTTGATGAAGAATGCTCCCATAGGAATCATGTTTCCGTTCTTAAACTCTGACAATGTGACTTCCTGCGTTTTCTGAACACTCTTCCATGCTCCATTTTCGTTTTCTGCGTCAAAATCATTATTCATATCAACAATTGAAATATCCGCTTCGTTGATAGATAAGGTCGCAGAGGTCACATCAATATCCTCTTGTACCTTGGCTGTCTGGATCATATCCTTATCCCAGACGATATATTTTCCATATAAAATATACTGAAGTTTAATATATCTCTGTGGAAAAATTGTCTTTACAAATTCAATTTCAACTTTGCCATAATTCTGTATCTGCTGATTGCAGACATAAATCAGACTATCCGGGTAAAACGTCTCTGTGACTAATTTTGTACCGGCAGACGTATACCATGTGATTTTTAATTCTGCCGGAAATTCATCTTCAAAATAAAGAGTGATCGCTGCGGACGTGTGCTGCTCTTGGAACGTGACTGTGATCTTGGGGTTCGTTTCAAAAGTACAATCTGCTTTCGATAATGTATCATTCCAAAATGCAATGTCCGCCGGATTATCTGAAAGAATGTCTTTACTTCCATCAAGCACAAACTGATTCAATTCAAACGTTCCGTAGTCATTCTGATCTGTCTGATTTTGAAATAATCCAATTGAGCCAATACTTTGATTATCATCCGTTGTGACCGTGGCATCTGATAAGGCGGTAACATCTATAAATTTCATTTCTGCTCTGCAATATGTTCTGCTCATAAATGCCCCCTTTACGGTGTTTTAAATGGTTTCTTACTTGTCATTTTCCAAGATAAACCTTTATACTGCGCTCCATTGTCAAAAACCTTTTCCGCTTCATCTTTAATGGATGAAAAATATCCGTAAAAATCAAACTGTTTACTTGCATCCGGCAGAGATACATGGTGAAATCTATTCTCACAGTCCGTAATATGATCTATCAGATTATCATACATTTCTACATCATAGATTGTCCCGATGGAAATTGTATAATTCTTATAAAGTCCAATGCTCTCGATTTTAATGTCGCCATCCTCTGTCCTCTCTGCATACTTTTCCAGAAAGTCCAGTGTCCTCTGGATAGACACCAGAGGGATATTATATGTAATTCCATCAATGATAAGTCCTTGCGTATACTTATGTACCATATTATCCCTCCGCTATCCCAAGCCTTATTTCTTCGTCCTGTAAATACGGCAGATTGATTCTTGCGAACTCTTTACCATCCACCGTCAGTACTACTGTCTTAGCAACGCTATAATCCGGCATCTTGCTTGCAAGCTTCGATGCAAGGTCGTCCATCCAGCCAGTGTTATTTTCAAGCGGCAGGACAGCTTCTCTTCCGGCTTCTCCGATTTCTGCAAGTGTCCTTCCGGTTGTTACGCCACCGTTGGCAAGACGAGGCAGATTTACAGTAGGAATTGTCGGAATACTTGGATGCCATGATCCGCCACCCAAAAAATCAGGTAAATCAAATCCAATGCTGTTAAAGCCAGAAATTAATGAATTGATACCATTAATAACACGGTTTACCATATTTTCAAACATCTGGATAACACTGTTCACAAAATCTTTTACCGATTTTTCTGTCTGGCGTAATGCTTTGTCTGTGTCTTTCGTAAGTAATGCATGAATTGCGGCGAATACAAGTTTTACCCCTGCCAGCAAAAAATTGATCAGATCTAAAATAAAATCGACGCTGTCTTTTATATTCTGGCTCAGGGTTTTAATAATCGGCAGAATTACCGGAAGCACATTTTCAATAATCCATGCAATAATCGGCTGTAAAATATTTGTCCATAAATCGTTCAGTATGTCTATCACGATTCCCATTATTTCGAAAATATTATCAAACACAGGCTTTAAATGATTTTCATAGGTATCCTCAAACATTAACGCCAGATTCTGTAAAATAGGCTGCACATAAGTGTTCCAAAATTCAAGAAATTTTTCTATTAATTCTGACATTCCATTTTTTACATTTTCGATAAACGGATGAATATGTTCATCGTACAATTCTGTGATTTTATCGGTCACATGCTGTACACCGTCTGATATAGTCGTTGTCAAATCCGCAATCACACCAAGAACCCCATCCAACGCATCTTTTAAAGCATCCTGATTCTCTACAAAAGGTGTCACGATGCAATCGATAATATCTTTTCCAAATTTTGCTGCATTCTCCGTAACCATCATGAACGCATCCGAAAAAATCTGAATCAGGTTTGCTGTGATCTGCTGTCCATTTTCATCCCCAAATACAGAAAATACATTTGCGAATGCATCTGCCCCCTGTGATGCCAACACTGAAATATCAGATGCTATATCAAACATGTCGATAATATAATTTTTTATATTTTCAGAATTACTTTCAAGATAAATAGATATCCCACCAAGAAGATTTTCTGCTATGGTAGCACCTATGCTCACTACAGATGCCGAAATGCTTCCAAGTGACCTTGAAAAAGTCATAGCAAAATTATCAACAGATGCAGAAACTTCACTATCTGAAAAAATATTTAAAAATGAATTCTTTATGCTTTCTATACTGGATTTAATATTATCAAATTGTAAAGAAACATCTAAATTGCTCCAGGTTTCATCCCATCCATTTTTTATAGAAACTTTTAATTTTTTTAAATAATCTATAAATGGCTGGATTTTATCTGATAATTCTTTTCCAGTAGGGACTTCTTCATATAAATCAGATCCGCCACTACCAGATCCACCACTACCGCTTCCAGAATCATTTTTCTGTAATACATTCAAATCATCAAAAGCCGCCAATGCTCCAGCTGCTTTTTTGGCAGAACCGGCTGTTTTATCAAGAGATGCCGCATAGTCAACCTGCTGCTTCTTTGCCTTTGTCCAAGTGCTTTTTCCGCTTATAGCCGCAATAAATCTATTCATGGCATTAATGGCATTTGTAAGCCATGTACATAAGGTTACTATTGCTGGTGTCAATGCAGATATGATAGGTGCTGTCAATGCTCCAATAGAATTTTTCAATGTAGCCGTAGCACTTGCCATTTCAGACATTTTTCCATTAAATTCAGAAGAATACTTCGCCATGTTCTGTATACCTTCTGTAAATGCCTTGGATATGGTCTGAGATACTTTCATAACCGCACCGAATATTGCAAAACTAACTACTGTCTGCTTTATATGTTTCGCCATGTCAGATATTAAGCCAGATGATTTTTTTGCTGATTTTCCTACTTTTTCAATGTCTTTCGCACCAGCACCAATAGATTTCTCATTAGCAGCTGTTTCTCTCATCTTCTGATTAAGGACTTCCTGTTTGCTCTGTACATCAAGAAGCTTTTCAGATACTTTGCTATATTCCTCTGTAGTTGTAGGATCTATAAAAGCAGTTCCGGAAGATTCCATTGCTGCAAGCTCGCCTTTTGCATATTTTATTGAGTTTGTTAATTCCTCAACTTCGTATTGCATTTTTTTAAAGGTTGTGCTTTTACTGTTTCCACCTGTTTCTAAGAATTTATCCATTCTGGCAAGAAGTTTATCAAGAGAAGCAGTATCTTTTTCTATCTGCATCTGCACAGCCTTATATTCCTCTGTCGGAATCTTCTGACTTGCCAGATCTTTCAGTGTCTTGGAAAACTTATCAGCTTCTCTTGCAAGCTTCTGAAACTGTGATTCCATCTGCATGAGCTTACTTGATGCTTCTCCATTTTCAATCAACGTTTTTATTCTGATTTCGCCATCATATTCAGCCATGCTAAAACCCTCATTTCTTAAACTGTTTCAATGCTTCCTGTTCTATCTCTTTCTGCTTTCTTATTTCTTCCATCATGCGATCGTAATCGTCTATCTTTTCTTTTTCTTCGCTGGTATACTCTTTTTCTGGCTGTTCCAGAGCATATTCATTTTGTGCGTTTCTGATTGCATCTTTTTCCTTGGAACTCATGTTCTTTTCAATTTTCTTCTGTCGAATCTCAATTACTTCCATGAGAGAAGATAATCTTCTTGGCATATTCCAGATCAAGCCATTAAATTTCCACCAGTGCATATCTGCTACGGACAAATCAATTCCGTATATCTGCAAGAAATCTGCGTATATTCTCCATTGATCTACATCATAGTCAATAAAACGCTTTGTATTTTTACTACTGCCGGTATTGTCGTGATACCATCCGTTTAAATACCAGGAAATACATTCATTTAACTCATGGTGCTGTGGATGGTCTCTAAGTTCTCCGTATTCATCAGAGAACATAAGATAAAGAATAGAAGTTGTTTTCTCGTACTCATTCATTTCTTTGTCATATTGCAAAATATAAATCTGCATACCTATGCGGAAATCGGTATTTACTTTGTATCCGTTCCATTCAGTAGGCAAATTGTCCAGCATGACATTGTTCATTATTTTGCCCCACGTCTTTTGATATTGTATCTGTTCTGCACCTGTTCAAAACGTTTATTGAAAAGCTTATTCATAACAGGGATAACCTGCTCTACAAACTCCACAATTGCAAGTTCATCCGGGACAATATCTCCGTAAATCTGTTTCATGGCATCTTCGCCAAACAACCCATCTATACTTTCCGTAATCTGCTTAAGATATTTGACACGAATGCTGTTCAGTTCTAATGCTGCATCCACATTCATATCATCCACATTCATATCGTCTTTGTGGTTATTTCTCCATTCGGCGGCTTCTTTTTCACAGTTTTGAGATATATTATTTAATTTATCAATTACACCTGCAAACTTCTTAGCTGTGTCTGCATTCGCTGTATCTACTGTTATAACTGTAATAAGATCTCCGTCTTCGTCTTTTATTGCAATTTTTTTTATGCCACTGCTTAATTTAATTTCTTCCATTTTTAACATCCTTTCCTAATGTGGGACACCAAGGAAAGGTAGGCATCCCACATATGCTAATTTTTAATTAACACCTATGCAATTGGGTAATCTTCATCCAAAGCCAAAGCACTTACTTTAGGTGCCCATGTGAACGATCCATCACCAGCAATAGTGATTGTTCCAAGTTCTACATCTCCATTTCCATTAATCTGGACTGTAGACTTTAAAATATCACCACCTGCTCCACCAGTGCTTGATGCACATACAGTTACTGGGACACGGATACAATCTCCGGATCCGCTTGTAATATCAGCTTTAAAGAAGCGATAATAATATGTCTCGCACTGATCTCCTGTTGGAAGTTTTTTAAAAACATCATTAAACACTGTCTGCATTTCATCTGACAAATGTTCTCTTTCTGGAGACATTGAAAATGCATACCCTTTTACAGAGTTGCTTGCATTTTTCATGTTTACGTACTGTGTGCTTTCTGTGTTAGGTCCCCAGTCTTCAGAAAGCTCTGTGAAACCATCACCCATTTCAGCAAGCTTTTCACTTTTTCCACCCATAAGGCTTCCAATATCCAAAAGTGAGACCATGTTAGTTCTGTCTTTTGCCATGAGTATTCCTCCTATTTTTTATAAAAATATTTAAGCTGCATATTAATTGCTAATTCTGTTGTTTTTCCATCTGCTGTACCACAAAATACATCCGATGTGCGGTTGATTTGTTCTACAACAAAATTTTTATCTTTTAACGTAAATTCTCCACTTTCAAGGAACTTTGCAATATTTTCAAGCAGATTGCTTGCTGCAATATTATCCTTGTTTGTTGTTGGATTGCTTTTGTATACGATCTGGAACGTCATTTGTCCGACATAAGAACCGCTGACATATTTTTTCAAATAAACAGGATCCTGCGCCGGAAAAACTCCAATAGACTGAGTATCTTTTATGCTGTTCCATAAGATTGTTGAATTTGATGGTTTGAAACCGGGCGGAAAATTTGGATAACTATTTATCATATCAAGGATAGCTCTTTGAGCAGTTTCTGCATCTGATACAAGCATTATTTTTGGCTTTTCATCCAAATCATTTACCTCCAATCTCAAACCTTGGTATAAGGCTGTAAACACCGATAGTATTAACTTTGTAGCAATTCCCTTTTTCATTTACCATGTACTGGAAGAATTTACCCGGATAATCGTCTGAATTAATTAATCCAACAGGCAGTTCCCTATCAATAAGAAGTTCATCTTTCTTTGCAATCACTACGAAGTCAAAATCATTACTTCTTAAAGTAAAATGTTTTATCTTTTCTTCTTCGCTCATGTTCTCCCAGTCTGGTGGATTAGCATAATTCAATGTGCCGTCATTCGGGATTTTTACAAGAAAACTATCTGCATCTTTCATTCCAGATTTACTTATGTTCTCTGCCTGTGTAAGCTCGATTCTTACATTTTCAAATAGAGTACCGAAATAATATTCAGTTTCTAAAGTGTCGTTGTAATGCCTGTTATATAAAACCACGGCATCTTTATATCCGATTCCCATAAGCTAAACTCCCATGTACAAAAGGTTTTCATGCCTTGTATCAACCATTCCGGTTAGGTAATTTGATGCAATATCATAGCACTTTCTATTAAGTTCCATTTCTGATTTTGCAATCTCTACCAATGTCGAAGAAGATGCTCCGGCATCATAAGATACTGATTCACTTCCAGAAGTCATGCTCTTAATCATTTTCCCTTTTACAGTTCCGTCCGCATTTGCAATAACACCAAAGTTATTAACTGCCGCGGAGTACTCAGATACATTCTTTAGCAATTCAGCTATTTCGCAGGTACAATCTTTGATATTATCCCACCATGCATCTTCTGATTCTGGCTGAGGATAAAACACAATCCTGTTTGATGTGATTGCATTGATTCTTCTTTCTGCTTTTCTTTCATATGGAGCAAAGTCTTCTTCGCTTTCGAACAAACTTCCACCATATTTAGTTTGGTAATATTCAAAATCTACATATGACATTGCTCCACACTCCTTATTGCTGTGATAAGATTTCGCTGATAATATCAGCTTTCTTTGTTGCGGTCAGTGAATACCCTTTCCTCTCTGCCAGTGCCTTGATTTCTGCAACTGTAAGAGAGTTTAAGTATTCTTCCGTAAGTTCCCCACTAGCATTTACCGCCTGTGTAGTGGGATCTATTCCCCCGGTGTGATTGAAACGTTAGCTACTGCATCAATGTACTCTGCGAAAAGTACAAATCCTAACAGTGCATAAGTTACGCTGGTTGCGCGATCGTAATCGCCTTTTACCTTAAATCCGATAAGATTTGTTTCTCCGCTGACAGTGTAAGAAAGACCGGCTTTCTCAAAATCTCCGTCAGATGGATCTACATAATAAGCAACGATGTTGTTTACAGCTGTTGCCAGAACTTTTCCTGCTGGGATTTCGTTGTCAGAGCCAAGGAACATAATGTCTGCTCCGAGGAATCCCTTGACATAGGTAAGTCCGAAGGCTGTCTGCAAAGTAATGTTTGAATCTCCAAGATAATTATAGAAATCCATGATATTTGCAAACACTGCAACTCCTGTAGCAGTTCTGTGCATTGACTTGAACTTATTCTTGACAGATCCAATAGCTTTAGCTACCGCCATCTGGAATGTTTTTGCAGTGTTTGTAAGTGTACCAGTTTTCAGATAGTTGTAGAATTTCGTTGTAATTCCATCCTGAAGGTCTGTCTGGAACTCTTCATCTGTTATTTCACAAGCTACTTCATATCCATGATCCTTAATAGCTTCGATAGAAACTTCTTTTGCATATTTTTCAAGAGTAATCTCTGAATAAGGTTTCTCTTTTACCTCGTAATGTGTTCTTGGAATCACATCACCTTCTGCTACAGTTCCGCTCGCTAACGTTCCTTCTGCATATTTGCTTTTAAGAACAACTCCCGGCAGTTTTCTAATTGCTCTTGAAATTCCAAGAATTTCTCTTAAAGCTTCCCAGTTTCTTTCAAAAGATGTAACAAAATCAATTTCCCTTGCAGTTACATCAATGTCTCCTGTTGAAATCAGTCCTGCGTTCGCTGCAAAAAACTGCAAATTTGTGTTCATCGTTAATCTGTTTTTGTTCATATAAAACTCCTTTACTGTTGGAATAAAGAAATGTTTTCGGCAATTGCTTTCTGACGTTCTGATCTATCTTTGATAGATAAAATGCTCTCTCTTGTTGCATGCTTATCACCACCGGGATCATTTTCATTCGGTTTTGTAAAATGCGCCGGCGGATTCTGCTTATTTACAAATGCATTTGCATCTGTCTTTTTAGCTTCCTCAATAAGATCACTGAACCCTATCAGCTTTCCATTTCTCACGCTTACGCCTTTGGAAATGTCTTCCATAATGGCTTTCTTTGCAGATTCAGAAGTAAACTCGATTTCCGCAAATGCTTCTTTCAAAAGTTCATTCTTCTCATGCTCTGCGATTTTGGCTTCGTAATCTTTTTTGGAATCCTCTGCCTGTCTTTTCCAGTCATCACGCTCTCTTAAAATGTCTTCCGGACTTTTTCCATCCAACCCTTCAAGCATTCTCTCTGCTGCTTCTGCCCTGGTTTTCCACTGTTCGGATTCTGATGAAGCTTTTTTAACTTTGTCTTCCATTTCTTCTTTGGAATACAGCTCTTCACCCATACTCTTTTTAAGAGACTCTTTCTGTTCGTCTGAAACTTCAATTCCGAGTTTCTTTAATTCGTTTGCTACGTTTACCATGTTTCTACCTCTTTCTTTCCAAGTTGTTACTCCGGTCAGTCCGGCACGATTGAGTTGCTATTTACTCCATAGCTGGCAATTGGGAATGAAGGAATCGAACCCTCGACAACCCGGATATAAGCCGTGTCTTCTTCCACTGAATTAATTCCCAAAAATAAAAAAGCACGCCCAAAATAGGACGTGCCATGCATCATCCTATAACTATTCTAGGTTAGCGAACAGAATCCATTTTTCTGTCCGGTACTTTTAATATTCTTTTCAATATATATTTTAACCTATTTTAAACAACTTTTTGTACCATTTTAAAAAGGGCAGATTGCTCCACCCCTCTTTGCTATTTCCCACCGAAATACCTTCTAAGTACTTCTTTTTCTTCTTCCACAATGCAATCCTTTCTTAATCTGTTGCACTGGTCGTATATATACTTTCCGTACTCTTCTAATTTGGCTATCATTGCATTTTTGTTTTCCAATGTAGGATTTTTAATGTATTCTTTTTTAAGCCCTATATATTCCTCATACTGCTTTATAACATCCATTTTCAATTACCCCATTCAAAATATCATCTGCTATGCCAACGACTTCTTTTCCATAAAGAGACAGAAAATCAGCTACGATTTCTTCTACATCTATTGGAATTTGGCAGTCATATGAAAATGAAGCGCAGTGTACCAACTCATGAGATAGAACTCGCTCTAAAAGACTTCCGCTTAATGCATTTGACAAATAAACCGTTCGTTTGCTCCAATCTGTAACACCAAGTGTAATTGTTCCATCTGAACGCATCAAGCATTCACTATTAGGATTTACATATAAAATATTCCATTCAACATCATTGATTTTAAACACTGCGCTCACCTCTTAGATTTTCTGTAACATCATCTGTAATTCATTTCTCCACATCTGCTTTTCTTCCGGGGCTGCATCTGATGTCATTTCAGTAATATCCATCTGCATATCTCGCAAGTAATCTTTTCTTGCTTTTGCACGCTCTTTTTTATCTTCCTCTGAATTTCCATGATGGTTTTCTCTGGTCTCCATATAAGTACGTCTGGAAATACCGGCTTTTCCCTCTCTGGAATCCCTCGGATATGATCTATCTCCCATCATTCCGGTATCTGTATACATCCTTTTCAGGTCTTTCTTATCCATGTCTCTCATGTGCTCTGCATCTTCGTAATCATCCGGGTACATGTGATAATATGGGGGTTCATCATATCCTCTTCGTTTTCCTCTGCCTTTCGGTGCAAATCTTCCATCAGCATAACGATACCGGTCGTAATATCTTTTATCATCCCCATACTCTAAAAGCTTCTCCATGATATCTGCTTCGTCCGCTTCGTTCATTGCCTTAGTAATTGCGGCATAATACTCTGCTTCTGACAGATCCTTTATCATGTCGATCACTTCTCCCATTTCTTCTGTATTGACATTCTCAATCCCTTTTTCAATCTCACATAAGGATTTTTCAGCAAGGCATTCAAGCATTTTATGAATTCTTTCAATATGCATATACTAGGCCTCCCTTACTACAATCAAATTACTATTCTGCACCTCGATAGTCTGTCCAGATGTATTCTGAACCGCTATTGTGCTGCAGCATCCACAAGGAACATCCACATAAGCCTGTGCTGATACATTGAATAGGTTTTCTACTGCCGCAGGTGTCACGATCATTCTTGTAGACTGTAAAGGCTCTCCGTCAATTGCGATTGCAAGAGAAATAGCTTCCACCGTTCCACCGGTTGGGATCTGGATATTTCCGCTATAAGATACAAGAAATCTTGCTTTGCACTGGTTTGTGATTCCTCTTAATTTAACGACTCCGCTTCCCTGTCTGTGAACGATACATTTTGTTCCGCAAACCGGTGTCTCAGTAAATGCGACATCTTCTCCTTGCAGGACAGTCTGTAAAGCATTGGCTGTAAATTCTGACATAATATTTTCCTCTCTTTCAAAAATATAAGGGCAAACATTGAAGTCTGCCCTTTGTGTTTAAGTAATACTGCTATGCAGACATAATCTTGTCGATTAAGATACTTTAATTATTCAGTTGTCTAACATCCGCATCCAGTATTGCAACCACATCCATACGGAATGTATGTGTTCGGGTTTGGCACCTGGTATGCTGGGATTGGCGATGGATTAACAGCACTGATAATATGATTTGTCTGTGCTGTCATAGCGGTAGTCAGAAGTGCGTTCTGTCTATCCTGTGATGCTGCAAGTCTCAAATCATTATTTTCTGCCTGCAACGTTGCGATCTTATCCTGGCATAAGTAGTCAAGTATCGCTCTTGTTCCGGCATTCTGGCTGTCGATAATATCTCTCGTGTTGTTGTTCATGGTGTTCTGTAATGCGCAAGTGTTCTGCGCCATGTTGAAGTTTACACCCTGGATAGCTTCACGAGTTTCGCAGCAACAATTTGCAAGCTGAGACTGAATAGCATTTGCATTCTGCATTCCTGCTACTGTGTCCGCATTAATTGCCTGCTGAATGGTGTTAAATCCTGTCAGCATTCCGTTGTTTACTGCATAAAAGCCATCACAAAGACCATTTGTAATGCCATCAAGTTTACTTATGACTGCTGAATTGTCAAATCCTCTCTGGATATCAGCCTGTGTAGCCGCAGTTGCGGTATAACCGCCACCACCATTACCACCGAATCCATAACCGCCCCATCCACCGAATAAGGCAAAGAGAATAATGAGAACCCACCAACCACCATCGCCCCATGCACCATCATTACGGTTTCCACCAGTAACGGCGGCAATGTCCGCTAAACTTGGAGATGAATTAAACATATGTGTTCCTCCTAATAAAATTTATTTATACATAATCTTGCAAGAATAGTATCAATGTTTAAACTGGCTCATGATTTCTTCCGGGTTTAGACCTTTTTCTTTGCACAAATTTCTGGCAAGCTGTTCCAGACCTTTACTGTCTCCACGGTTCATCATGTCGAATGTATTTTTCATGATCGGATTATTTGAAAATTGAGAGTTGCTCATCATTTGACTTAATATCATCTTAGGGTTTCCACCGCACTGTATCATCTGCATTAAATTCATTCAGAATCGCTCTCTTTCTTTGCTCTGGTAGTCCTCTGGGACTGAGTTATTTTAGCTTCTATCTGGTCTAATCGCTCCATTATCGGGGCAAACAATGTTGCCGTGTCTTCTTTCGGTAATTCGTTCTGCTTTCCGTCTAACTGCGGTTTATATGTAACTGTCTGAATAAGCCCATTAGCACCCCACGATTTTATATAAACTTCTGATCCATCTGCTTTCGGGAAAATGGCAAATGGTGCATTCATGGGAACGTCATTCGCTGTGACTTCCTCAACAGAATTAACCATTCTTCCACAAAGTCCAGCTTGTTGCGGCATGATCTGTTGTGGGAATTGCTGTTGAAACTGCTGTGGCTGTTGATATTGAGGATAAGAATACTGGTTATATCTCTGATACTCGTACATAATAAACCTCTCTTTCTATCTTCATTTTATTATTAACAACACAATTGAACCACCCCAGTAAAACCCCATTAAAAGGACACAAAAAAGACACCCTTAACGGATGCCTTTAATGAGGAGAAAGTTATGTGAAATGTTGTCCAGTTACCTTAAGAATTTTATGTTGCATTTTGACGTTAATACGTCCGGCTGTCTTAGTCGAAATATGCATAATTTCTGCACATTCTTCTAGCGACTTTTCTTTCTTCCGTAAATCAAAGAGCGTTTCTTCTGTCGGTGTGAAATCACACAATTCTTTTATATGCTCTTTTTCTTCTTTGGTAAAGCACGTAACAATGTTTTTCATTTGCTTTACCTCATTTGGGGAGTTTCCGGCTATGACGGTGAGTTGTTATCTCGCTTGAGTTCCACTGCATTAATTAAAGAAAGGTGGATAACCAAGTATGTATGGTTAACACGTTATTATAATAACATATTATTCCATTTTCGTTGTACCATTTTTTTCAATTTTATTTTTATAAGCCGTTGCTCGTCCATTTGCAATCGCAGACTGTTTTTTACTAAATCCAGAAACCTTCGTTCTATCGCCTTGCAATTGAAGATCGTTATTCTTACAGAATGATTGAAGCCTTTTATTCTGCATTCGCAGTTTATATGCCAGTTTATCATATTGAGGTTGCAAGATCTCTTTTACATCTGTTTCTGCAATCATATCAAGTTCCTGTTTCTTGGTCATAATTTCACGCTTTGTTTTGCGAATTTCTCTTTCAAGTAATCTCTGCTTCTGCTGCAAATCATAAAGCTTCTGGCTTTCATCTGCATTTATATTCACATTTCCGTTTTCATCAAGGTACTTATTTACCATGCCTTTTCGCCACGGGCCATGTGAATGTCTGCAATTGTATCCGTGAAGTCCTAAGAGATTTACAACAGTTCCCGTTCCGGTTTTAGGGTCTATGGTATAACCTGTGCTTTCAAGAAGATTCGGAAATCCTGGTTCGCTCCCAATTATTTTATATGCTTTTCCTTGCCAGTGATCGTGAGATGAAATCCCTGTTGGATCCTTTTTATCATATCTGGCACCCGGATGCGCTGATACTAGAACATACTCTATTTTATTTTGCGCAATATAAACGTTCGTCACTTGTGCCGCGGTCTGATTCATAGATGTGACGATGCAACACCTCACTGCCGCTTCAAGAGAACGCTTCGTTCCAGTAGGGTATTCTACCATAACACCAGATTCCGCATATCTATCCAGAACTTCGCAGACTGCACTGCTGTAAGACTGCATTCCAGATGCAACTCTATAATCAACCTCATTCAGCATGTTGAGCAAGTCTTTCTGTGTCTGGTTAATGGTTGTTTTTGTCAAATTATCAAGTTCACCGGATGTCTTTATTAATTCTGCATTCATTGCCAGAATTGCCATATTATTTTTTAGAGGAGATATAATATCTGATGCTGATATCTGCGTCAAGACTTCCTTATCATCTGAGAATGATGTCATAACACTATCCCTTAATAATCTGCGAACCTCATTTCTTGATTTTCCAGACATTTCAGATATTCTTTTTACAATCTCTGTGTTATGCAGTCCCATCTGTTGGAGTTTCCACAATTCTCGGTCGGAAGTTCCTGACAATTCACCGGATTTTATCAATCGTGTTGCAATGTCTGATATAATCCAATTTTCAAGATCCTGATACATCTCAACCAGTTTATCAGTTTTTCCGTAAAAGTAATCCGGTCTAAGCATTATCCTTTCCCAACCTCTCTTTTAACAAGATCTATCCACTGCTTACCGTGATTTTCTTTTGCAGTTTCAAACCATCGCTTACCAGTTCCCGGTGTGTGATATTTTAATTCTGTTCCTGTCGGATACTTCTTTTCTCCACGATTCGCCCATGATCTACCGTCTGCCGTCAAATAAAGTTCCCCTACATACTGATAATGCGCATACGGTGTGTCTACTGTAATTAATCCGGGTTCTTTTATCTGAGTCTTATTTCTCAGGTCGCCCTGCTGCATAGGTGTGTATTTTCTCATGTCATTTACAACCTGCTCGTCAAGAACATTCTGAGCATTTCTCAAATTTTCATCCATTCGCTTTGTATCAAGCTTAATATTAAAGCTTCCAATGACTTTATTATATTTCATATTAACGCATCCATTTCTATCACTTTTCTAAATAAAACTTAATCGTCTCTATCGCAGTCTTTTTCTGAAGCTTTACTTGAACCATCTCCGGCGGTTCAGGTTCAGGGATAATATATCCACCTTTTAAAATACCATTTATAGAAAGTTTCGGTATCCCTTGAATTATTTTACTCCTCTCCAAATAGACCACCGCTGTTCCTTTCCGCATCTTCCTGCGCTCTCTCTGCAAACATGGCATCTACTTCATCATCATTAAATCCCTCATATTCTTTAAGGTATTTACGCTTAGAATAAATACCTTGAATCATTAAATTATATGCTCTTGATCTGTCCTGTTCGAAGCTCGCAAGCAAATCTTTAAAATAGAATATATCTTCGTCTGGTACATCATCATCCAGTGCATCCACATAGCCGGCAGGTATTCCGTAAAGGTCACAGAATACGTTAATTGCATAAATGAGATTTTTCAACGCTGTTTTTATGCATTTTCGAATATCGTTAATCGTTTCTACCGTCTCATTGTCATCGCTCTCAACCTGTGTTGCTGTCAATCTTCCAGATTTTCTATCAAGGATAAACTGCCCTTGTGAGAATCCGCATTTTGTCGAGATCATAGAAAGAACGCTGTTAATGTCTGTGATTCTGTCAGAAGTAAGCATGGTCGGGACGTGTTCATCAATCGTGCTTTTTGAATCCAGCCCAATTTTCAATCCTTTAACAAACCGAGGAAGCTCCACTGTTGAGACACGTGTACCACCTATTCCCTGTTTTGTCAGCGCATTCTCATCAATGAAAGTAATGTGCTGTGAATCCTCAACCTCATTTCCTTTTTTACTCCAGGCTATATCGAGATCTCTAAGCTCCATAAGTGCATTCGAGAAAATCGAAACACCTTCAGGAGATGAGTAGTCGATCGTATTGTTGAATGGGGTTTTCAAATAGGCGAACAGCGGCTTTTCTACGTTCATAATATGAACTGCTTCCTCAATTGAAGACCACTCAGGAACGTCATGCAGTTCTATCTTCTTGCCAAGTGAGTTACTGCTGTTTGACTTGAACGCTCTGTTCTGGATCTCGTACACGTTCATCTCTTCGCCCTCTTTATTTTTTGAGGTCGTGAAATGATGGTATTCAAGTCGGTAATAGTACAATTTATCTTTTATAAGTCGATTAATAAAGATGCATCCTCTAATATCTCCGTTGCTCGTCTTTTCTGTAATCGCAAAGTCCCACGGCATAATATAATCGATTATGTTGTCTGGATTCATCGAGCCGTTCGGCTTTAAAATAATTCCACCAACTCCGAGCATATCTTCGACTTTGTCTCTGATAGAAGTGTCAACCATTGCCTTAATGCACTTATTAATAAAATCTGCTCTTTCAGAACCGGTTATGCTCACTGACAAATCCATGCATGCTTTCTTCGCTGTGTACTGGCAGAGAAATTTTGCGAAATTTATCGTCCGGATGTCATTGTTTTTCGGATCAACCCAAAAAGGGCTATTATTAATGATGTCATTCCATCTCTGCTGTGAGTTTTCTATTTCCGAAGAAGTGATAAACTCGACATTAAATTCTTTTTCTGCATCTGTTCTAAAAAACTTCATGATCGTCTCCCTTATTTTTTCAAAAAAATTCATTTTTTAATCCTCATAATCGTCACTGTCTTCTTCTTCCACATCATCATCATAAAGACCATCATTTCTTCGGCTGGTCATGATAATTCTGTTCAATGCATAAATGTTTGCCATGATCGTATCTTCTTCCAATGTTGGATAAGCATCCGAGAATGAACCATCTGGAAGTTGCTCATGCTCTGCCTTTGTAAACTCTTTTTCTGTATTCGGGCAACGTTCTGGATCAATGACAATCTTATTACATCGCTGCAACCACTCCCAGCAGTAATCTCTGCCTTTTCCGCTTCCCCATCTTTTCTTTGCCCCGATTGCATTGAATCCCCAGTCCTGCATCTCTGCTATTCCGTCCGGTCTGGCAGAATCGCATATGATCTCCACATTCATAAACTTCTTTATCTTTCTGGCAAAGGTAGAGTTTTTACATTTTTTTGAATAAACTTCGCCAAAAATATAAAGAGTGTCCGTCTCGTAATCATAGTAGTTTTGGCTGAAAACCTGTGGGTGGGTATATCCGAAGTCCAAGCCGTGGTTCACTGTATCAAATGTCATTAACTCTTCATCCGATATTTTTCGGATTTCTAAATTGTCGAAGATGCCGCCTCCCGTTCCAGTGACTTCTCCGAGATAATTATTTTTATAATATAATGGCTTATGAATCCTGAACCATTCAGCACGCTCGAAGAATCGCTTTCCTAGCCATTTTACCGGTACATTATAATAATAGCTGTGACAGATCCGTGTCTGTGGCTTATTTCTGCATTCTTCGGTGTACTCATTCATAAAGTTGTTTTTTGATTTCGGAGGATTGAAGATTTTTATGTCGAGTGCTGGCGTATCTGCTCGCAGGAAAGTATCTTCGATATTGTCCATCTGCTCCACACCTGCCATCTCGTCGCACTCCTCATGAATTAAAAGCTTTACATATCCGAATGGCACGTTGAACGATTTTAAGCTGATCGGCTTATCTGCTCCCACGAACATTACCATCTGCCCGGTCGGCTTATACACCGCACACATCGGAGACTGCTTAAAGTCCCAGTTATCCAGATCATTACACCGGATCACCACCTTCATAAACTGATTATAAACAGATCCTCTCAAGTCGACCTTATATCGTCTGGTGTATACGACATGCGCCTGTGGGTCCTGTCTGATTGTCTCATATGCAAGATTCCCCCAGAAATTGGACTTAATAGAACCACGCCCACCCTTCGATATGATCTCGTGTATGTCTATCTCTCCAGTAAAAGCTTCATGCACCGTTCTGTAAATTTCCACAAAGTCGGATGTTATGTCTGTGATAGGGATCGTCCAGAGTGCTGCCTTTTCTCTCTTCTCTTTTTCTTCTGCTTCAAGTTTATGCTTTTCTGCAATCGTCAAAGCTTTCTCCAGTCCGTCCATTGCCTTAAGCTGATCGGAGAAATCTGGAGAGAGTCCAAGACCGTCCACGACTTCGCCCTTCGCTATTTTACTTCTGCGCTCTTGGATCTCTGCTAGCGACATGATATCCCGGTGCTGTTCTTTTTCAATGTGCTCGATCTGTTTGGCTATATATTCGGAAACGCTAACATTTGCTAGCAATCGAGCCGCCCCTGCGTTAGCTCCATTTTTACTATATCCTGCCTTTCTGAACGCCCGTGTGGCATTTCCGCCATTCTTTATATACTCATCTGCAAATGCTTTTTGTTTCGGTGTGAGTTTTCCCTTCATCCACTCACCGCCCATCTCGCATTTCGTTAATTGCATTTACTATACGGTAAGTGTCCTCTGCCATCTTCTTTACATTCTCCGGCTTTCTTAATTCCTCTATTGTCTTTTTAAATACATCTTTTAGCTCCGGATCATCTCGAAACCGTTTCTGAATTTTCTTTCTGGAACAATCGAGACAAATATCTATTCTCTGCTCCTGCGGCAGTATCTTTCCGCATTCTCTGCATTTCGTCATTTGCTTACCTCCTTATAAATTTCAAGCAAGCAGAATATTACTTCCGGTATAGATGCCGTTTTGAGAATCTCATAATCTTCCGTTTTCCATTCTTGTCTATTTTTCTTAAAGGTGTACACTGGTGTAATGATTCTGTAAATTGTGATCATGCGCTTCTGATCTTCACTATAGAATTGATTCTGATTTATTTTTATAATCAGTCCACGCTGGACAATCGCAGTTTGCAGCTTTTTCACTTTTCCTTTTAAATTTGCCAAGTCGAACACCTCCCATCATTTTACTTATAATTTTATTATAAGATATTTTTTAACTGTTTTTGTTCCATTTTTAGGCATAAAAAAAGCGGCTATATTTCAAGCCGCTTTCTCTCGTTTCTTCGTTTTTCTCTTTCTCGTTTTCTTTTCAGCCTCTCCTCTTCTGACATTTTCTGTTTTCTCGGTTTTCTCTTTTTTCTCTCCGGAAATCCTTCTCTCGCCTTATTTTCTTCACTCCATTCTAATAAACGCCATCCCTTATACTGAGCACTCCCACTTTTATGTTTTCCGAGCAAATATCTTTTAATGTCTCTTATTCCACTAGAAAAAAGATCCGGTTTAATTGGGCTTATGATATCCTCATTGTCAATTGCCCATTTTTTTAAATTGTTAATTCTGTAAACATCACCTCCTGGCGACTGTATCACCCAGCTTTTCGCATTTGCATTTGTGTCTTTTCTGCCTGTGTTCGGCGATTCTTCATATCCGGCATGTGCTTTTTTTAAAACTTCTTTATTCTGCTCGCTCATTCCGTAAAAATGTCGAAGCTTCGCGGAACACTCTCTACTGCACGTTCTTTCTGTTCCCGATGGCGCAGAGTAAAATTCTTTTCCGCAAATTACACATTTTCTCATGTTTCTTTGTGCTTCTGCTCGGCATTTTACCGAGCAGTATAATTTATTTCGTCCTTTTTCTTTTCCGCAAACCACGCATTTCCCTGACATTTTTTTAATCCTCTAAATCAAACTCGTCTGTCACATCGACAATTTTATAAGACTTCTCATAGTCGATCATGTCCATATCCTGATCTGGAATCACTTCAAAATAAACCTTATAAACTTTATCGTCATGAACCATGTACTGATAAAACTCATTTACGTCCCAGCAATCCGCATCTCCAATGATTCTAACATTTTCAAAATGCTGAATTTCTCCATTTTCCTCAACGGTTAATTTCTGCAACGGAAATTTCTCTTTTTTATCAAACCAGTCTTCTAATATTTTATATATTTTCTCTTCCATCTTTGTTATCCTCATTTCTTGATTTTTTTTAAATAATTCTACTGCCTTAAAAAAAACATCCTCCGAGTCATCCACGCATTTTATGTCATTCGGATCATAATTCCATTTCTGCAAAAGGACAACCCAGTAAGTTTTCCCATCGTGTGAGGTCACTGGCTGTTCAAATTTAATAAGCTGCCACGCTTCCCCATTCCTATTATAAACTCCTGTAATTGGTTCAAAAAAACTTCCGTCGTACTGTTCACCGATTATTTTTCTTAATTCATTTTTTATTAATTCTTCCATTTTTTTCTCCTTTTCCGTACATTTTTTACAATGAAAAATCCATTCTGTAATCTCCGATGATGTCCAGCTCATCCCACATCTCAGGGATATCTTCTGCATCATTCAAGCCTGAAAGTGCATCATTTCTAAAATCTGAAAAACCGGCTTCGGTGTTCTCATAAACCATTATCCCGTCTTCGATATGTTTCTGGATATCGTGATCCGTCATGTTGGTTTCCTTTTTTAATAATTCAAATAATTTTTCGTTTGTCATTTTTTATTCTCCTCTAAGCTCTTTCTCTTAAGTCTTTAACCGTAAAGTTTTTATAAAACTCCTTATATTTTTCAAATGTGTTCTCTTTGCTCCAGTTCTTTTCTGATCCGTTTACATTTTCAAAATAGTTTTTATCTCTCTCGTATAAAAGATGTAAAAGCTCCTCACGTTTCATTTTGTTAATTTCTGTTTTTGAATAACTGTAAATGTTTCTTGATTCTTCCATTTTCTTTTCCTCCGTGTGTTGTGTTTTTCCTTGTTTCTGATATTATAATACACCATTTCCGGTGTACTGTCAATACCTTTTTACATTATTTTTAAAGTATTTTATTTTTTCTCATTTTCTACATATTTAATAATGTTTCCCGGCTGCATATCCAGAAGTGTACATATCTTCTCTAATGCGATGATCCCGACCATGTCGCCACGCCTTAGCGTCTGGATTGCGTTTTCTCCTAAAAGCTTCTCTTTTCTCAGCCGTGACGTGGTATATCCGCTTTCTTTCAGCGTTTCTAATACATTTATTTTATAAGCCAGCATTTATTAATACCTCTCTTTCTTTATAAAGTAATTATACATTATTTTATAATTTATTTCAATAGTATTTACACCCAAAATAATGCACAAATATCATCTGTTAATTATACATTATTTTTGGTGCATTTGTATATTGCAATCACACCGTTTTCGGTGTATTATAATATTAACAAAAGAACAACATAGATGAAAAATGGAGGGAACGAAAATGAAAAAATATGAATACCATCACACAGCATTAACAAGAGGCTATGTATCAGTTAAGACCAATGGGATTAAATCAGCTTACACTGGAAGATTCGGAACCGGTTACACCGTAAAGAGAAACAATCCGGACAGTACTAGATACTGCTATGTTGACTATTATATTGAAAAATAATCCAGAAAACATAGACGCAAGAATTTTTAAACTGATTTAACCGCCGGATCACTTCCGGCGGTTTTTTTTGTACGGATTTTTATTTTTATATTTTAGCATCTGCATTGCATATTTTCCAAATACAGACATTTTTATGCGTGCGTGCTATATTTTATCCTATGCGTGAGAAAAACTTGTCTATGCGTGCCATGCGTGCGTTATGCGTGCATTTTAAATAATATGCGTGTGTCTATGCGTGAATCAAAGCATTATGCGTAACTGTCCATTGCTTTCTTCTTCGTACAAGCTCCGGCTGTTGAGCATCCTTAATGCCATTTTCTTTTTTCTGTAAAAATGCGTGCGTGAAATCGGCATAATCCCATAGTGTGCTTCCATTTTGTCATATGAGATATTATTTAAAATTGATTCTGCTATTTTATCGCCCAGGTAATCGTCTATGCGTGTGCATATCTCTATCGTTTCCTCTCTACTCATTTTAAAGACCTCCCTATGCGTGACACATAAGTTTCTTACAACATTATACCATATATCAGTTTATAAAAACACAATATATTATCGTATTCATGCAACATTATTGCATTTTTTTACCGGCATATTTCAGCCGGCAATATTTTCAGTATTCAGTTTTTCATAAGTTTATATCCTGGCACCCTGATAGCTCTTGGGCTTCCAACTTTATCGTCTGTTTCCAGTTCTCCATTATCAATCATCCTCATCAGATGATTGTGAACGCTGGATGTGCTACTTAATCCCACCATTTCACCGATTTCTCGAACGGTAGGTGCATACCCATGCTGTTCTATGTACCAGATAATTGCTTTTTTTATCTTTTTTCGAACTTCTGCCCCATGTTCTGTTGTGTGCATTATTCCTCCAAGTTTTTCATCCACTTTTTAAAGTCCTTCACGCAATCATCACATAAATCGTATTGTCTTGAATATCTGCGCTGATCTGACATTATCCCGATTCCTATAATTTTTTCTTTAAGTCCGATTCTTGGGATAATTCTGTAAACTAAATCATTATTTTCATAATTTTTTCCACATCTGTCACATCTTTTTAAGGTCATTTTGTTTTTCCTTTCATCCGTTAAAGTTCAGTTTAATTTCTAAAATGAATATCCGACCCTCATATACTGAGAGCTTCCCTCTATAGGATAATAATAATCTCCATATCCGCTATCCTCTCCGGTCATGGTTTGATTGCAATATTCACCACCATCCTGTTCCTCTCCGACTGGCTCTTGCGCTGTTCCAAAGTCGTTTGCCCATATACCGTCAAAACCATGTTCACTTGCCCATGACTTTAATTCTTCATAAAGTTTATCTACTTCTTTGTTAAGCATTTCATATCTATCTGCTTTTATTGCTATTTCCTTAGGTACTGTCACGCTCTTTCCTCCAACAATTTTTCTATAATTTTGTTTTTCTCTTTTTCAGTGTCCATACATCCTTTTATATAGCCACCTTCTTTTGCTTTGCGAATTTCATCATCAAGACTGTTGATAATCGTTTTTATTGCCAATGCGATATCCTGTGCGAAATATCTATCCAAATCTTCTGGAGATAATCGCACCTTTGCAATTAATACCGCTTCCGAAAAATCCATCTTTTCGTCACCATAACGATACATACTCTTTTCCTCAATTTCTAAATTTCAACTGTTTCCAAAATGGAAATAGTTCAGTTTAGCTATAATTTTCTGTTAAAAATCTGCCACAATAAGGACAGTTAGAGATATGCGATGTTTTATATAAGACACCAAAATCATCTCTAATTTCAAATGGTTCATTGGCTTTATGCCCCTTACATATACAACATGGTTGTTTTTGCTTTTCAATTTTACTCATATAATTTCTCCCTTAAATTCTAATTTAACTGACCTTTTAATTCCCACTTTCAAATTCTTCAAGTGCTTTGTAATACTCACTTCCCTTAATTTCTGTGAACCCATCACTCTCCGGTGTTATTCCATTCTTTTTAGTTTTAACGTTCAGATAGCATTTTCCGTCATGTTCAAATCTGGTAACTGAATAACCGCCGTAACGCAATTCCTTAAAATAATCGCCTTCTCTAACTGGATGATTATTAATTATGATTTTTCTTTCAATGCATAATTCTTGAAACTCTTTTAATGTCTTGCTGTTTGCTCTGAAACTACGCATCATCACATCGGAATCACAGAATATATTGACAGGTTTTAATAATTCCTTACCGAACTTTGCATTATTTTCTTCACAATCCTCAACGTAAAGACGAATACTGTGTTTTTCGAAATCTTCGAATGGTCTATTGCAAAATCCATTTCCGCCGATATGATATGCGTGTCCTGCAATTCCTTTTTCGTCAAAAAATTCATTTATCAATTTTCGTCTCTCTTCATCGTGAATGTTGTAATCTTTAATTTCGTTTAAAAAATCTTCATTTGTAACAATATAGAATTTTTCCATGTTTTTTCTCCTTTTACTTAATACTGAAATTTAAAACTGCTTAGGCAAACCGGAGCTGTCCGATCCGCTATACTGATTCATCTCTCAAATAATCCATATACCCCATTGATTGAGTAAGCACATACACTGACACCGCATTCGTAATTCTTCCTACTACTTCATCAGAATCCTTATACATTTCGTAGGCACTTTCCACTACTTCACCAATTTGTGTATACTGTGCTTTTCCTCGGCTGTTAATCCAGTCCGTTAAATCCTTTACTTTTCCACCTTTTATCTTGGATTTCAGATATTCGGTCATTTCAATCTGACCGTCACACTCATTATTTCCTAAATTCTTCATTTTCACAGGAACCGGGTACCCTTTATGCGCGCTGGTTCGGCTCCTTTCTTGACTTCATTTCTTTTTTTGATATACTATTTATATCGAAACACTTATTGTGTCGATTGGAAGTGGCGCATCAATCCTGATGAGATTATGCCTAGTATTTAGTGCAATACTAAGCAGCGTAACTGTAATTTACTTTTCCTTCTGTAAAGAGGTGGTACCCATGAAAAAACTTGAGACTGTAACAGCAATTTTTAATTCATTTTCTTGCAACTGTTTATCTTTCATTGGGATTTACGCTGCTACTTCCGCTAACAAGTATAACTTGCTGATGAGTTGGTGAAATTCCACCGAATAGCGGAATGCACTGGTGCATGTTAAAGCATGCACCTTTTTTATATCATCTGATCTAACGGCAAGCTCATCTGCCCTTTGCAGTTGTCCCCGATCGTCGTAGGATCCCATCCCACGCCGATATAGTCCAGGACTTTCGCCCATCCATAATCATTCCCGTCCTTATCCTTGCACATATGGAACATCAGATAATCCCACTCTTTCGGATTGCTCTCATACAACAGATCAAACCGATGCGGTCGTTTCTCCATGTGGATTCCAAAACCGCACATGCTGCATCCGGTACGTTGTGCCTTAGTTGTAAAAAGCGTCCCATCTGGCTTTTTCTCAATCGTTCCGTAGATCTCCGGGATAATGCTGTCTGGCATTTCAAAACTTTGAGGTAATCTTCCTCCTCTCAACAGTTTCTCATGATATTTTTCTTTCAGTCCACCTTTCCACAACTCATCCATTTCCAGTGCAAGTTTTAAAATATCCTGCCTGCCAAAAATAGCAAATGGCGCTGATCTGATTATGGATGCACCGAAATAATTGCAACCATTCATTCGCAAGCTCTTAGCACGTCTGCCGCCCTCGGATGCCATCAATCCAAGATAAGGTACACTGTTATGCTCTTTTCCCCAATCATCACAGTTTTTCTCTTTAAGGTAATAACAACACTTGGACGATACGAGAAAATCCGGCTTCTGATAATCACACCCTTCATTTTCGTTTTCATATCCACCGAACAGCTTTAACCATCTCTGTTTTAGCTGCATTTTAGAGTTTTTCTGCCATCCGCCATATTCTCCAGTCTCCCCAGTAATAATCGCATGGCGGACAGTTTTATTTTTCTCTGACGGATTTTGTAACAATTCTATCTTGGCAGCCACTTCCTTTGAAATGACCGGAAATCCAAATTCCTGTATGACCTTTGGTTTCGTCCAATAAGTACCATCATCCCTTTTCAGCGGTGGCACATTGATAATTCCAAGAGCTTTATGTACTCTCTGTATACTCTTGTCTTCCAGTGTAGATGCACTGACTCCGGGTGCATCAATTCCGCATACCTCATGCAAAAACAGGTATAAGATTATACTGTCAAGTCCACCGACCGAAACATGGTAATTGAGCAATCTTCCATCACATTCACTTGCGAACTCTTCTGCTCGTATTTGAGCATATTTTCTTTTAAATTCATATGGCTGCTTTTCTTTCTGCATAAATGATGCAATCTTCTCATATGCTCCGATCCGCTCCATACGTTCTTTTACTGATTCCATTTTTTTCTCGGAGTAAAGAGCTCTTTCACGCTGGCCAGCAAACCTCTCACTCCTTTCGATTTACTTCAAAATTTTATCTAAGCAGGCATTCCAACCTACGCTCTTTGCATCTGTCCAAAAGTTACTTATGTAGTGATTTTTGTTATGATTAATTTCTCTTTTCTCCGGCAGTTCACGTAGTGGACACCAATCTGGCTTTCCAACGTTATATGCATCTTCTTGTGCCACGCCACATATTAAATTTAATATTGGATTGTCCCTTTCAAAAAAACTGCAAGGACAATCAGCACAACATTCCGGCATATCCATTACCAACACTGCTTTTAACATATCTCACACTCCTCTCAACTGCTTAACTCTAGGCTCATACGGCTTCGGAAGTTTTGACCATGCAGTAACCCTTGCTTCGATTGTAAAATACGAATATTCTTCACAATAATCGCACTTCTCATACCAGCCTTCCGGAATCCACCATGTATTTTCTTCCTCGATATATTCCCAATCATCAGAAACTCCGTCTGGCATATTCCAACCCATATCTTCAACTGTACAATGATGATAAGGGATATAAACAGCTTTTAACACGCTCTTGAACCGTCCGTTATCTACCGTAACCAAGCACTCATCAGAGCAATTTCTATCTTCGCATTTTGGCGTATAATTTACATTCCAATTAGCCATTTTTAAACTCCTTCTGGTTTCTCACATCGCTCAAATTCAATAATCCAAACGTAAGGATTCGCACTCCAACCGTAGCGGTTAAGGTCAGGTTTCTTGATGGTACTGTTCCACAAATCTTCAAATTGTCCTCTTGCGGTACACGCTCCTATAAGCAATCCACTATTACATCCTTCAGCTTTCGCCTGTACTTCTGTTATCTCCTGCAACCGCTCTACCCTCACATCCGTAACCTTAAGCCAGATACGTGCGACTTCTTTCGGCATGTGGATGGATGGTTTCCACTTTGTAACATCGGCAATATCATCTTTCTGCCAATCTTCGTAATAATAGTATCCTTTCGGTGCCTCTTTCCATGTTTCACGAACATACAGGATATCGCCCGGCTCGCAAGGCAACTTAAAAAATTTCTCTCCATACCCATCTGCAAATGTACCTCTACACGATATGTACCCTTTAGGTGTAAAAGCGGTATATCCACATACTGCATCATCAGGAATAAAGCCTTTTACAATTCTTCTCGTTGCATCTTTTCTCCCGTCCAGAATTGCCCGAACCATTTCTGTATTGAATAAAATCGGTTTAATTGCCATCTGATACACCGCCTTTCACAATTTCGATTGCATGCTCATAACTTCTTGCTTTCTCTTTTCCTAAATTACTGTCGTATGCATTCTCCCAAAACTTTCTCTCATTTTCCAACTGCTCCACAACCTTGTCCGGGTCATATGCGGTCGGGATTTCATCAATTTTCTGTGCCAATGCATAGAACATATCTTTGCCACTATTCTGCGTAAGAAGAATATCCATAAACCATTGTTGATATAATTCTTGCTTTAATGTCTCCTCATCAATCAATCTTCCCATCGTTCGCCCTCCTCTCAATACACTTTCTGCCCGCACCCGCAATATCCCGGATAAGGCATTAGGTTATGACACTTTGGGCAGAAGTATTTTCCTTCAATGAGTTCCCTTGAAATCGCTGTCTGCTTCTCCACCGCCGCCCGGCATTCTTCCAGCGTTCCGATTGCGCGATACTGTTTCACTTCTTCCAAGAGTAACACTTGTCGGCATAGTTTCTCGTAATCTTTTTCCTTGTCATACTTAATATCCACTAATAGTTTCTTATCCGCCATCACGCATAGTAGCTCGTACCAGCTTAATCCATGTCGACTTGCTAATTTCTCCAAAGTCTGTCCATGATTTTCCATTGCCTGTTTTTCATGCGGTGCAATTAAATTCCAGTCTATAGATTCATTTGTTCCTAAAATTGGGAATTTTTTCTCACTCACAACCGCACCTCCAACAGCTCCGGGTTGTCAATTATGTTGCCGATCACTTCAAAATTCTCTGAATCAAAATCATCCAGTTCCTCGTAGTAATCACAGCCCGGCTCATTCGT